AAGATGACCTTGCAGGAGCAATATCGGTTAAGACATCGGTGGAGCGCGGTGAGCGTTTTAATACAATCCGCTCGATTTATATTGACCCCGCCAAGCAGCACAAAAGCGTCGAAGCTCCAGAGGTATCGCTTACAAGCGCAGTTAGCCGAGATAACGGTGAAGTTCTAACAAAAGACATTCAACTGTCTTTCACCAATGACCAGTACATGGCGCAGCGAATCGCCCACAAGCAGATTCAGCTAAGCGACCAGCAGAAGGTCATCGTATTCCCAGCCAACCTAACTGGCCTGCGGATAGACGTTGGGGACAGGGTGAGCGTTACTGTTGCCGAACTGGGTTACAGCAACAAGGTCTTTCGTTGCGCGTCGTGGTCATTCTCAGACACCCAAGATGGTGTTGTAAATTTAACACTGATGGAAGATGACTCGGGTTCCTACGCAGACCCAGCGGCGAATGAATACAGCACCATCGACATCACAGGGGCCATTGTTGACGGGTTCCGTGGCGTGCCAGACCCGCAGAACCTATCTGCTACGGCTGGATTGAAAAGCATTGAGCTGAATTGGACGAATCCTAGCAATACCAAGCTCTTTGAAACCATCGCTATTTACGCTTCTGCGGACTCCTCTTGGGACAATGCTCAGCTAATCGGTGAAACCCGTGGCACCCAGTTCGTTCACGACGCATCTAATTCCGTTGATTCGCTCTCCGTTGGTGACACACGTTACTACTGGATTCGCGCCCTCGCCTATGGCGGGGACATTAACTCCACCTTTGTTCGTTCAGACCGAAACCCTGACAACGATACGTCCACGATCTTCGCTACCGTAGGGCCAAACAATCCAAACTATTCAGACATTGTTGACGACATCCCAGCCCAGGGAGCACCTACTGGCCTGACACTGACGGAAACAACGGTTCTTGGGAATGACGGTTCGGTATTGCCTGCCGTTCAGGTTTCATGGACTGCGCCAAGCCCGAATACCTACGTTTCCTTCTATGAGGTTGAGTGGAAACAGACTTCACAAGGTGAGATTGACTACGGTTCGGTTGGTGATGCCTACACGTCAATCATTAGCTACGGGTCTGTTGGTGATGCCACCACCTTAGAACTGAACTATGGCGGTGTGAATGAAGCTATCACGGGGGCGGGGGCTTTGTTCTCATCCGTTAACGTGTTTGGCACCAGTACCGTTATATCTGGCATGAAGGAGCTGGAAGAATTCACTTTCCGCGTCCGCGCTGTGACGTTTACCGGCAGCACCAGCGGCTTCATATCATCGACGCTAACCCTGCAGGGCGACCAGACCGCGCCAGCGGTTCCAGGGAGCATTGTTGCCTACGGCAGAATCCAGCAAATCAAGCTGGACTACGAGCTGCCCAGCGATAGTGATTTGGCCTATGTGGAAATCTTCGAGAACACCACTAACAACCTGAATACCGCCAGCCTAATTGTCCGAACCAAGTCTGACCAGCACACGGTAACGGGGCTGGGTAATTCGGTAACCAGATATTATTGGCTCAGGAGCGTAGACCGTTCTGGCAACCAGTCAGCGTTCAGCGCGGCATTCTCTGCAACTACTCAAAAGATAACCCTGGACGACTTGGCTCAATCGGTCCTAGACCAGTTTTCAGAAGGTGATGCCTTCGGTATCGAGCCTGTTACAAGTCTACCGGCGAGCGGCGATCACACGGGGCAAGTCAAACTATTGCTGCCTGAGAATGAGCTATACGTCTGGACGGGTACAGCGTGGTCCGACCAGATATTTACCGCTTCATCTGCTGACCCTGGTTCCATCACTGCGGCTTCATTTGCCAATGGCGTGGAGCCTGTTTCCGTTGTCACCAGCCTGCCTTCGCCAACGGCTTACACTGGGCCGGTATTCGTTTTTAACACTGGCGAAACCCCTCCCAAGGTTTATAGGTACGATTCATCTGTCCCTGAATTCACGGCGTTAGTAAATACCAACGACCTGACAGGCACACTACCCGAAAGCGTTTTCAGCGATACGCTACGGCCTGTTGAGCGAGTTTCTACCCTTCCTAGCACTGACCTGACCACTGGGCGCGTGGTAATGCTAACCACGGATAACAAGCTCTACCGCTACAACGGAACGTCATGGACTTCTGCTATTTCAGCAGCCGACCTTGATGACCAAGTGAACCTTGCGACTCAGGTTTTCGGGCAGGTGCAAGCCTCAAGCCTGACGGCGGGGCAGGTATCAACGTCTAGCCTGCAAGCCAGCGCGGTGGTCGCAGATAAGATTGCTTCAGGCGCTATATCAACCGACAAACTAGCGGCTGACTCTGTTACTGCTGCAAAGATTGCGGCGGGTGCGGTCACAGCTTCGGAAATCCTTGCTGGGACGATAACGTCAACCGAGCTAAACACTTCCCAGATATTCGCTGACTCTGCTGTTATCGGCGCGATCCAGACCGGCGCTATCACTACCAATGCGGTGGTGAGTGCTATTGGTGACTTTGAATTCATCGAAGCATCCAACATCGTTGCTGGGGCTATCACTGGTAGTAAGTTGGCGGCGAACAATGTCCTGACAAACAGCGCTCAGATTACAGACGGTATCGTTACCAACGCGAAGATTGGCAACGAGATTCAATCGACCAACTACGTTTCTGGTTCTACCGGCTGGAAGATAAACAAGAACGGCAGTGCTGAGTTCAATGGCGTAGTAATTAGCCGACCACTGGTTGTTGCCACTGGCACTTATACCCTGCCAGATAAAACATACACTTTCGGTCACAATCCAAGTATAGAAGTCATCGAAACGTACTACATCGAGGGCGTGTATCCAGCAGGATTCACTGCTTGGGGTGGGGCTAATGAGACCTACTTGTGCAACGTCGAGATGACCGGCTCCTGGTCTACTTGGACCGGATATGAAAGCGTGGGAATGCTTGGCCCAGTCGCCACAATCCTCCCGCTCACCAAGTTTACAGGCACGCAGGCGTTCACAATTCAGGTGGATATGATGGGTAGGCGCGTTGCAGGCTGGGGATCACCTAACAACCTGGTTCTGACTTATAAGATTTATAAGGTTACTTAATGGAACTTTTCGACGGATACGAAAACGAGGAAGGCATTGTCCTGCGATTCCGGCAGGTGATAGACGACCTTGTTACAATGGACATCAAACAATACTCGCCAGAGCACCCTGATTTTGCTTGGGCGCTGGAACAACTGCGAGGACTAGAGGGATAACATGGCTACACAATTACAACTCAGACGAGGCACAAACGCCCAGGTAACCGCATTCACGGGTGCGGAGGGTGAGGTATCGGTAAACACCACAAACGACTCCCTCCACGTCCACGACGGTTCCACACAAGGTGGGTTCGAGCTGGCGCGAGCAGACCTGAATAACGTATCGGATACCGACCTAAATGCTGCGCTAAACGGTAACACTATCGGCTCGTTGACGCTGACCAGCGCTTCAATCACCAACCTGACTTTGGGCGGGACTGCTGTAACGTCCACGGCTGCGGAACTGAACATTCTGGACGGCGTTACATCTGACGCAACCGAGCTGAATCTAGTTGATGGGTCATCTGCTGGAACTATCGTGAACAGCGCGGCTGTAATCTATGGCGCTGCGGGTGAGGTGAACGCCACCACGCTACAAATCGGTGGGGTGTCTATCACTTCCACACCGGCAGAAATCAATCTGCTGGATGGTGTGACTGCGACTACCGCTGAACTGAACATCCTAGACGGCGTTACTGCCACAGCAACGGAAATCAACCTGCTGGACGGCGTTACAGCTACCACAGCAGAACTGAACTACGTTGATGGTGTGACTTCAGCAATCCAGACTCAGTTGGATTCTAAGGCTCCTATAGCTAATCCTACGTTTGCTGGTCTAACCACAACCGCTGATGTATTTTTCGGCGACAACGACAAGGCCATCTTCGGTGCTGGCTCAGACCTACAAATTTATCATGATGGAACCAATAGTCGTATTCAAGACGCAGGAAGCGGAAATTTAAAGTTAATTACTAATGGGGCCGCAATACAGCTTCAATCGGCTACTGAAAACATGGTCGTTGCTACTCCTGATGCAGATGTTCAACTCTACTATAACGGCCTACAAAAACTAGCCACAACCGCCACAGGCATCGACGTTAGTGGCAACTTGCTAATTGGTACTGATAGTGGCGATGCTTTTAACGCGGCTTCAACACTAAGGTTGCAGAATACAAACTTAACAAACTACATTCAGGTGAAGGGCGGTACAACATCAACGTTGGGGCTGTTGATGGGTGATACGGATGATGATTATGCGGGTGGCATTCAGTATTTTAACAGTAACGATGCGCTAGTTTTTAATGCTAACAATGCAGAACGTATGCGTATCGCCGGTAGTGGGAATGTTGGTATTGGTACTAATAGTCCTACAGCAAAGGTAACTGTTTCAGGAACAGGTGTAGGCGCGGCAATAGATTGGACAAATACAACAGCATCTACAGGAAGAAGCTATAGATGGGTAAGTTTAAATAACGGCACCGGCTTTGCTATAGAAGACTTAACAGCAGGCACAGAACGCATGCGTATCGACTCTAATGGTAATCTTTCGATAAACAAAAGCCTAAAAACACCCAACGACAACTTTCTTTTTTCTTATTCTGGTGGCACTGATGGGCAAGTGCGTTCTGGTATTTATCTGGAAGGAACTAATAATAACGTTAGATTCTACACATCGCAGAATGAACGCGCTCGTATCGACTCTAGCGGGCGGTTAGGTATTGGCACTAGCAGTCCTGCTGCGCGACTAGATGTTCGTCACACAGTGGATGGGTCTGAAGCAAGCCCTCAATTCAGAATTAGTGGAGGAGTGAGTACCTACAGCGCCCATCACTGGTTAGATACGACTGCTTACT